CATTATATAGTCCAGCATTCTTATGCTTATAAAATGTACCTTCGTTTACTTCCCAAGGGACGGTGACTTTACTGGGGACATCGAGTAACTTTTTGGAGCGTAAGGAAAATCCCCCATTGCCAACTCGTTGGTTCTTGCCCCACGGGTCGAGGTACGCTGTTGGGTCATCTCTCCACGGTGCTCCGATGTAGTCGTACTGTAACCACGAACTATCCCAAAGGTGAGGTCGAATAACATAACCGTCAGGATGGATAAGAAGGCAGTGCGAGGACTGAATATGATTGCTAAGGTTATATAAACAATAAAAATTGAAATCATTGATGCTTTGAATAGGATAAGTTTTTTCATAGACAACCTGATCACATAAACCATCAGGTTTTTTACTACCAAGAAATTTGGCAGCACCCCATTCAATAGACTCACATGATTTATTTATTGCGTAGACTGCATCTGGAAGGTCTAAATCTGCCAGTATTAATAGGGTAACTTCAGGTATTTTTAGCATGGTTTACCGCCCTATTGAACACTGTATACAAGTCTAACAGATTCTCATCTAAATTTCTAGATTTTATAAACAAATCATCATGTTCTGCAAGCATAGTCTTATTGACATCAGCATAATCATCAACCCATAGTATAGGATAATCTTTATAACACTCTTGTAGGTAGGAATTCTTTTTCATTATAGGTACACGTTTTAGTAACAAAACCTCCCAGTTCCGATGACAATCTACAGCATTACCTTCAGGACATATCATAAACTTATGTGCTTGTATCTGTCTACAATACTCAGAGTAATCTACTCGTGGACTTATAGTGGCAAAGGATTTACTCTCAAACATCTCTCTTATATTACCACGTTCACTTAGATTAGTATGCTCTGCATGATTGATATACAACAACTTAGTTGGTTTTGGATCATCTCTCATTGCTTTATGCATCTGATCAATCCTAACATCACATGGATGTAATTTTCTTTGTACACCATAAGGCAATGGATGTACCTTACCGCCAAATCCAATAGCATTTGCTGCATGGATTGCTAAAACATTAGGTGGTATATGAATATGGATATCATCTGTGATAGGTGTGTCCTCATTACTACAGAAGATAATAAACTTAGTCTGTTTGAACAATGATATCTCAGCAAGTAAATGAAGTAGATCATCTCTCTCCATCATATGATTTACTCTCTCTTGATCATGAGGAGTACCACATTTGATAGGTCTCTTATACAATCTAATATTATCAATGAACAAAGTCATATACTCATGTCCATTCACAGCTTTTAGGAAATGTGTGTTACCCTCATTCACATCTTCCATGAAAGCGTCAGGCACACCACCTAGACATCCTGCTTGATCACCAAAATCATAATCACATAGGTTAGCAATTGAAGGACCATCAATTATATTCATAGTTTATATTCAATGAGAAACGAACCTCCTTAGTAGGAGAAGAACTTGAATGGTAGGTACTACCATCAAAGAGTATAATTTTACCACGTTCAGGTGGTTCTCTATGTATTACATTTAGATCATTGTCAAAGAAAAAAGTATCTCCATCACTATCATTAGGATAATACAAACCAACCCAATGTTTTTTACCTGGCTTATCTACATGTGCATTGTGAGGTATACCTTCCCTATGGGGTTTGGGATACTGCAATGTCATATGTGCTCTAAACATTTTATTATTAGGAAGACCTATCATTCTACCTATATCATTCCAAGGGAACATCATGAAATGCTCTGATATCTTTCCGTCAAGTAAAAGAGAAGAGGAGAAGTAAGGATTCATCTCCTTCCTCATACCATAAGGATCCTCATTACCATAAGCACAGTCCTTGAAATAGAAGTAAGGTAATTTATAGCATACCTCTTCTATATTATCTACCATCTTAGGTAGTAACTTATATCTTGTAACTAAAGAGGAATTGTCTTTGCTCATCAGTGTTTTCCCATTCACCAGGTTTGATGTAGTTAGGTAAGTCTAACATATTTACTTCTATATCACCACCCAAAAGCATTTTCCAATTCAAATGCTCTGTTATATGCAGATTGGTACAATAAAACTTTTCAATATTTCTACTACACAATCCAGCAGCAACAGCAAAGGTTCCTACACCTGAACTGGCAATGTTTTTTGCACTTAGAAGTGTACCAAAATCTTGTGCCACACTCTCAGACTGAACAGTAACCTTAGAGTTCCATCGTAATTCACTTACTATAGGGTTATAATTATCTGGTTCTGTTACTACGATTGCCGATTCAAATTGGTCAAGTAATTGCCTATAATAATCATAAGGAGCAGGGACATATTGATCAGGGTTAGCCACCCTTTTGTCAAATACATCTCCACTACGAATGTGAATAACAATGCAATCGTCAGGTACATCCACTCTCGGTGTCTGGAGATGTGGGTATATAAAACTCGTACAAATGTTACGAATTTGTGTGCGAATTTGGTAGATAGGTAAATCAATTTCTTGATTTGGTCCTTCATAGTAAAAAAACTTTGACGACGTTTGCTCAGTGCTATTTCCAAACGATGTCTGGTGTTTCTTGATAATTTCATGATCTAATGATTGTTCAAATGTGCCACCAATATTTCTAGCAATGAGTGTGCCTAAAGCACATTGCTGAATGTTGTTACCTAACCTACCATACCAATGTGATAGTTTGAGTGTCATTTTGCACAGTTGCCATAAGCAAGATAAGGTTTGCCAGTAACATCTTTATCACTATCAACAGGATATAAATCCTTAGCAATCTCTCCCATGATCCAGTTATATGTTCTACGAATACCTACTTCTAATGGTTGCTCATAAGTCCAACCAAGTTTATCTTTTATAAGTGTGTTGTCAGAGTTACGTCCACGAACACCTAGAGGACCATCTATATGATTTTTTTGAATAGATTTTTTAGCAACCGTAGCAACGATATCCACTAGTTCATTGATGGTAACCATTTCTTCCGACCCAATATTTACTGGTCCTATAAAGTCACCCTTCATCATTGTCCTAGTTGCTTCAATACACTCATCAATATAAAGGAAAGATCTTGTTTGTCTTCCATCACCCCACACATCAATAGAATCTAGGGTGTCTGCATATGCAACCTTTCTACAGATGGCAGCAGGGGCTTTTTCTCTTCCTCCTTTCCATGTTCCTTTAGGTCCGAAGATGTTATGGTAACGAGCAATCCTAACAGGAATACCATGGTTACGATTGTAAGCGAGATATAACCTCTCCGAAAAGAGTTTTTCCCATCCGTATTCGGAATCAGGTGCAGCAGGGTAAGCGGAGTCTTCACGGCAGTTAGGGTTGTTGGGATCAAGTTGGTTATGTTCTGGCTACATACATGCTGATCCAGAATAGAATATCTTTGTCTGCCAATCTAACTTAGGTCTGTTACACTCTGTCCAATCTTTCTTTACACCATCAAAGGTTTCATTCAACTTCCTTTGTTCTTCTAATACATTCAAGTTTATCTGACAAGAGTTATGCATAATCTCAGCATCATTCTCACCAGTGAATACAAACCCTGCACCACCCATGTCAGCAGCAAACTGATATATCTCATGGAATGGTTCAATAAATCTGTAAGGAATCTCATTATAAAAATTAGGGAATGTTCCCTTAAATTCTAAACATCTACGTACAAAGTCTACATCACGTAAGTCTCCAGTAACAAATTCATCAGCAGATGAAGTACCGAACTCTGGATGTTTCAAGTCAACACCTCTAACCCAATACCCTTCACCTTTCAAACGGTCTACCATGTGACCACCAATGAATCCACCTGCACCCAATACGAGAGCAGTTTTTTTGCGAGTATCAGTCATTTGTAAGTTCTTTTGAATAGTTTTCTACAATATCATGTATGTAGTCTAGCATAGGAACTGTAATAACGGGAGATGTTCCTAAGAAAAATACATTATCTAACACACTTGATGCATTAGGATAGTTAGATGCAGGTTCAAGATGCTTGTAGGCAGGGTGCATTAGAATGTTACCTGCAAAATAATTTCTAGTCTGCACACCTTTACTCTCTAGGTATTTTACGAGGTGGTGTTTACCGCCCTCATAGATAATGGGGCAACCGAACCATGAAGTTTCTGCATGATCTTTTTCTTCAACAACCCTGCAACCAGGTATCTGCATGAAGACTTGATGCAGAGCTCCTTTGTTCAAACGACGGACATAATGTATCTCATCTTGCTTCTTCAATTGTACAAGACCGATAGACCCCTGCAAGTCAGCAGGTTTGAGATTGTATCCTTGGACTCCAAAGACATACTTATGATCGACATCCTTGTCATACCCTTCCAACCAACGATCAAACCTATTGTTACAGACACCGTTGGGCAATTTATTCTGGGATCCTACACAAAAGCAACCACGACCCCACCAGGCATAAGATCTAGCGATCTGAACCACCTCTTCGATGTCAGAGGACACCATTCCACCTTCAATAGTAGTGATATGATGTGCTGGATAAAAAGAACAAGAAGATGCGACGGCATGTTTGGTGAGAAACTCATCTCTCCATTTGCTTCCAAGGGAATCACAGTTGTCAGCGATGTACTTAAGTCCATGCCTATCAACAATGTCAAGGAACTTATCAAAGTCATAGGGATTTCCAAGGACGGGTGAACTAAAAGCAGCAACTGTCCTATCAGTAATCTTAGACTCAAGCATGTCAAGATCCCAATTGAGATCATCCATGTTTATATCTACAAAGACAGGTTTCAATCCATTCTGAATTATAGGATTGATAGTAGTAGGGAAACCACAAGCACACACTAATATCTCATCACCATCTTGCCAGTCAAAGTACTTCTTCAGTGCAGCAATCATCACTAGGTTAGCAGATGATCCACTGTTCACCATCACAGAATGTTTGTGACCAAACCTCTTACCAAACGCACGTTCAAACTTGTTGACCTCTTCACCAGCAGGTAACCACTTACCACCTAGCAAAGTGGTGATAGCTGCAGTTACTTCCTGATCATCCCAGTAAGGACCAGAATAATATATTGGATCACCAGGTTTCCAGTTTTGATTAGGTAGGTATGGCATGATGTCATAGTTACCTGTGTTCTGTAACTGAAATACAAAATTACCAACCTGTTCCTTTAGGTTATACATAGATCTTTGACTAAAAATTCATTAGTAATGTGTTGTGTAAATCCAAGCAGTGTAAGTTTACTTGTATCTAACCAGAAGTTCTGTGTCTGAACATTCTTATGAAACTCTGGTGGTTCCATGTTTAGTAGTTCACCTCTTGATCTAGTGAACGTCTTTGCCAATGTCATAATTTCACTGACACTAGTAGGTTCACCAGACCCAATGTTATATGTTTCGTTGTAGTTTCCAGCATCCATAACAAGTCTGATAGCACGACACACATCATCCACATGCATTATATCACGACAGTGTGATCCGTTATCATACATCTTGACATCTCTGTCTGCTTTCAACTCATTGATCATCCATTGAATAGCATTCTTCTTACGGTTTGCTTTTCTATCACCTGGTCCCATGACATTACATAGTCTCAGGATCCTATACTTCATCCCAGTGGTCTGTGCAAAAGACTTGATAAGATTCTCAGCACAAAGTTTTGTGATCGAATAGAATCCTTGTGGATCGCAGTGAGCGTCTTCTCTTGCTGGAAGGATTCCTTTTCCGTAGACAAACCAACTGGAAAGGAAGTTAAAGGTAATGTTTTCTGACCTGCAATGGTCAAGAACCTCGCAAAGGACATGTAAATTAGTGTCAACATCAAGTGTTATATTATCATGGACATTGTAATTGTCCACAGTGGATATTGTATACAAGATATCATCGCTCTTAGGTTTACGATCATCCTTGTTTACTATCTCAACCTCAGGTTCATACATGTGATAGAAATTTCTACCTATAAAACCTGGTCCATAAAGTGAAATCATGTTAATTTATCAAGATACCATGCAATTGTACTTCTAAGACCATAGTCAAAAGTTATCTCTGGTTCCCATCCTAAGTCAGCAGTGATCTTAGAATGATCCATACCATATCTCTTGTCTATACCTGGTCTGTCATGTGATATACCAATAAGATCAGTAGGTTTATTCATGTGTGACAAGATCATCTTAGTTACATCTAAGTTTCTCATTTCACATGACCCACCTATATTATAATGCTCATTTACTATTTCTGCATCGTCTAACATTAGCAATGCTCTGCAGTGATCATGCACATGTAACCAGTCTCTTATCTGATGTCCACCTCCATGCATATAAGTTACTTCATCTTTCAATGCATTTGTTACAACTAATGGTATGAGTTTTTCAATGTGCTGATGTGGACCATAGTTGTTTGAACAATTGGTAATTAGATAAGGAATGCCATAAGTATTATGCCATGCTGTTACGCAGTGATCTGACCCTGCTTTAGTTGCAGAGTAAGGATTTCTAGGATCGTATGGTGTATCCTCTGTGAATAAATTTACACTATCATACTCCAATGATCCATACACCTCATCAGTAGATATGTGATGAAATTTCTTTACATCTTTACTAGCATTGAGTAGATTGATAGTTCCTATAATATTTGCTTCTAAGAATGGTCGATAGTTTTTTATCGAACGATCAACATGGCTTTCAGCAGCAAAATGAAATACTTTGCTTGGTTTATATTTTTTGAAGATGTAGTTGACCTGATCTTCATTTGATATATCACACCACTCAAAAATAAACTGCTTATCCTTAGGAATATACTCAAGGTCTGCAGCGTAGGATAGATTATCTACTACAACAATCTGTTCCTCTAATTTATTTTTGATATAATGTAGAAAGTTACTACCTATAAAACCAGCACCACCAGTAACAATGTAAGTCATTCCGTTCCATACTCATTGATTGTAGCGTATATGTTCTCTGGTTGGACTCTACCATAGTCATCTTCCAGTCTTATAATATCGTCTTCCTTACATGTACCACGTTGTACTTCAATAATAAGCACACCATCCTTACCACCTGCTAGACGGTGTGTTTGTTCTATACCTATGTCAAAGGTATCACCTGGTTTACACTGTCTTTCAAGAGTACCTTGAGTAACAACACCACTACCCTTCACGACAGTCCAGTGTTCTGCACGTAGGTTGTGATACTGTAATGATAGTCTTTGATTGGGTGCTACCCAAATTTTTTTGACTGCATAGGTATCACCTCTACAAATAGTTTTGTACCATCCCCAAGGACGTTCACGTTTGAAACTCATGCCATCACCCCTGCATTCATAAGATCATACTCTAATTCATCCAATATTATATTATAATCTTTTTCTTTTTGATTGTAAAGATAAACATTTCTTCCTCTATAATACTCATAGATTTTTCTGTACAGTTCTGGGAAGTCGTATTCTAAATCACTACTACCCTCCACTGCTGCTATGAGTTTTCTAGTATCATTCTTGAACTCGTGTAGAAAAGAACCCCTTGTCATTTTTAGTGTAGTGTTACCAATATATTATATTGTATCTAGTCATGTTTGTCAACGGACTTCAAAGTTGATCTTACGCACCTTTCTATTACTCCTTTGCTCTTGAAATGATTTGTCCTCTGGGGTCAACCATTCAGGCACTGGATATATTTGTGCATTGCATTTTTTACAAGTCTGAATCTTATCAGATGACTTGTATCGTTCGCCACATCTGCAGCGTAAATTCCATTCCATTACTTGAACCTAAAATAATCTCTAATTGTTTCGTAATCTAATCCTTCATCATTTGTAAACATCTCTTGATCAAGGACAGCAAATCTTGATATCTCAAACCTATCTTCAAATTGATAGTAAAGCTTCATAACTTTGTTGTGTAAATCTTCCTGACTACTCCACACCGCTAGATATACTTTATCGTATTGAGAATCATATACTATATTTGAATCTTTCACAAATTGACTTGCAATAGAATCTAGATAATTCAAATACAGATGCTTATTATTTATAGTTATACTGTCAGATTTACCGAGAGACGTATAACCACCACTCTTTTCCTCATATCTTTCTTCCATAGTACCAACAACATCATAGACTGGAACTAACATATAAATTTTATCATCAATAAATTCAATATCATAATAGTCATCAACCTTATTCAATATATTACTACTATCTCTTTCAAATATAGGACCACCTATCTCTACATTACCAACCCATTTTCTTAGAAAAATAGATTCTACAATATCAGTGGTAACATCATATTCATATTGTATATTCACATCAGATATCAAAGATGTTATAAGAAAGAATATATCTTTTTCTACCTGAACATTCCCTTTCAATAATTTAGAGTTACGTTTACCCAAAGATAGCATATAACTATGCGTATGTTCTATAATTTTATTCTCATTAGAAGTTCTAAACAAAATACTATCAGGTTTTGCAAAGATATCATTATTCAAATCATCATCAGTCCATCCATTCTCATCAAGAATAGTATCTGCAAGAGTCGTATAGATTGACTCTTCGCCAATGTAATAGTCTATAGGTAATAATAAACCTATCTTTTCTGGTATGTAAAATGGTATTTTATATTTTCTTTCATAAAACAATTTCTCTGAGAATGGAGTCATCTCAGAGATAATTGTAACTAAACCAAGCTCTGCACATGCTAGGAACAAAGACACATAATCTTCACCTGTTAGGTTGTTGACTATTGTTTGACCTGCTTTAGCAGAGTATTTTTTTACAAGTAGATTTTTGTATCTATCAACACCAGAGAAATCTCTAGTTGACTTGCGAGATATTATCATTCACTGCTCTCCAATCTGCATCAAATAATTCTAACCCTTTATCTGTGAGTATGTGATTGTACATACCTTCAAATACTTTAGGTGGTATAGTACATATACTAGCACCGTATTCAAATGCTCTACCAACATCTCTTACATTTCTTATAGAAGCACCTAGTATTTCAGTTCTCTTCCAGTTCTGTTTGGCATATGTGTTTGCAATGTCTTTTATAAGACATAGACCACCAAAGGAATTGTCATCTACTCTACCTACAAATGGTGAGACATATGTTGCACCCGACTTAGCAGCAAGTATTGCCTGTGTTACTGAAAATATAAGAGTTACATTCACCTTGACTAAAGATCTTGACAATTCTTTACATACATATAGTCCATCAGGTGTGCATGGCACTTTGATAGTTGCATTCTTACCGAATTTATTAGCAAGTCTACGACCTTCCCAAAGCATCTGCTCTTTATTACCAACGACTTCCATGCTGACATCAGGTATACCTAAGTCAATAAGTTGTTTGTATACCTCTTCAGGATCTCTTCCACTTTTCTTTATAAGAGATGGGTTTGTAGTTATTCCGTCTATTAACCCAGTGCTGTAATGCTTCTCGATGATGTTTGTATCAGCAGTATCAAGAAAGATTTTCATATGATCATGTATTTTCAAATATTATATAGTGTCCTGTGATACATGTCAAGTTAAAATTTGGGTTATGTGTGCTAAATAAAAAAAATAACAATGAAGAAATGCTAAGAAGATTTCTCTTATTATCTTCTATATTATTTGCTTTTGGCAGTACTGCTAGAGCTGACATCACTCATAGAATGACCTCTAGCATTCAAATTGGTGTCAATGCAGCAGCAACACAAGTTGAAAGAATTGGAAGCACCTATACTTCCTCAGGTTCTGGTGTAACTTTGGACGTTGGTGGTGGTAACTCTGCTGACGGTAACGTTGGTGGTCTTGGTACGTTGACTGACGGTGTTGGTCAAGGATCAATTGCTACAGCGACCCAGACAAGTGCTGGCGGTGCATATAGTTTTAGCCAATCATTTATTGAAGGGGATGCTATTGTAACTACTGCTCCTGCAACTGGTGCAGTTGCTGCATACTCTGATCAAGTTGCTACCATTGCAGGTTCAGGAACTGGTACGGGTACAGTAACACAAGCACATGCTATTACAGCAGTTGGTGGTGGAAGTGGTACAGTAACTACAGGACAATTCGTAACCGAATTGAATATAAGATAAAATAAGATGAGAAGAGTTTTATTACTACTTCTCATCCTCTTTCCTACAAAGGTAGAGGCTGTGCCAGTGGTCCCAAATTTTACACAGGGCTCAATGACCAGCCATACGGAGACAACTTCTACCGTGACCGAAACTATTAATTCAGTGGACTATAGAACAGGATGGGAGTATTCAGTGACAGGGGTGGGCATCAAAAACAATGGAGCTGCCATCAACCCCTCAGTAAACACATCAACAGTGCAAGTGAACCCAACCACAGACGGAAACGGTGGAGTAACTGGTACTGTAACAAGTTCGTTCGACTCATTAGATCTATCGAACCAAGGAAACTTTACACTACAAACGGACGGAGGAGCTTTCCAATTTACCCAAAGCTATTCTGGACCTGGTATGACGAATCAAACAATAATACAAAGAACAACCATGGTAGAAAGCATAACCGATACTACAAGTACCTTTACACAATAACTACTCTTTGTAGTATTATAAGTCCTAATGCAGTACTAGCACAGGGTGTTGGTGGTGTATCTGCTACTGCTAATCCTATAGCTAATTCATCTGGCTCAGTTACGAACCAAGCTATACAGGTTTTACAGGGTCCATACATAACAAATACTTATGGCAATCAAATAAGTTGTCAAGGGGCTACTGCTAACCTTACACCGTACGTACAGTTCAGTGACTCAAGAAAAGATCCTTGGGAAGATTTCTATAATGAACCACAATATAATACTACAGACCTTACGGGTAGGGTAACCGAACAATCAGTTACGGTCAAGAACTATCCTTGGGAGACATGGTATGATGACCGTACATATGTCAACTCAGATGGTGATACTGTTAGATGGTTTGAAGATGGTGCGAGCATGGATATTACTATGGATGTAGATGGTCCTGATGGTATACCTGATGCAGTATCAGGTGGATCTATGGAACCTACATGGCACAAACCAGTGCGTACTGACATGAGAGCAAATCAATCCTTCAACGTAGGACTATCTGCTACACTCTCTATGCCATTGGATAGAGGATTACAAAGACTATGCAAACAAGCAGCAACCACACAGATATCATTGCAAGAACAAATAGTTTCTAACAAAAGATTAGATTTTGAAATAGCTAGACTAAAAAATTGTGGTGAACTATATCAGGCTGGTATCATGTTCCACAAAGACTCACCGTATGCATCTATATGTGCTGACGTTGTAGTAACAAAACCTGGACCTAACATACTTCCAGATCATACACACCAGTTAGGCAATACTACTTCTTCACAGAATTCCGAAGAGTCAAAATCGCTCGATTCCGAATCCTCTGCTCGTTCCGACGCTCAGACAAAGACGGAGACTTCTCAGTCTTTCCTAGGACTTTCTTTACCTTGGCAACGACCTTCTTCACAGCAGGTTTTATCACCTTCAAAAGCAAATCAGCTAGGGGTTTGGCAAGTAGGGCAGATGAAGTCGCCACAAGAGCAATCCCCCCAGTAGTCGTCGCAACTGAAGGACTAGGTAGATACTTATCATACCAAGTAACAGGTTCATATAAAGTAATACATATAGTTTCATCACTGTTCCACTCGTGTCCGATAACTTTCTCATCTCTACTTGTAGTAAAGTCTCCTATACGTAGGTCTTTAGCACCAGGACATTCCTTTTCTTCCTGTTCTGTAGGAGGTATTTTAGGTGCTCCTGGTAGTTCTGGTGTGGGAACTTCTGGTTGTTCAGTCTTTATACCATCCGCTTCTGGTTGTTTAGGATTGACAGTAGTCCAAGTTAGTTGATTGTATTGATAATCTGGTGGTTGATAATAAGGCATACCATTATCACACAAGGTGGTATTACCTTTAGGGTCATCATTGACCAGCATTTTATTTTTAGATCTTTGTTTTACATTCTCCTTATGAACCTTGACACAACCAGGAATATCAACAATCGGTTTACCTATATTAACTACTACTGGTTGCTCTGGTGGTATAACTGTTGGAGTATAAATTCTAGTCGGTGGTATTCTTACGTCAGAAATTTGAACGTTTGAAATAGTATCTCTTCCTAAAATTTGACCAATTCTAGGAACCTCTATGACATTACCATTGACTCTAATTATAGGTATCATTTAGGAATTTTTTCACGGTAGTCTACTTGTGGTGCTTTTTCTACTGGTACTACCTTACCTGTTGTAGTAGGTAATAGTTCCTTAATTCTAGTATCAATATAATCTTTCAACTCAGCTTTTGTTTCTTGGACAACAGCAGTTTGTCTCTTAGCAGGTCCATCGTTTACCTTATCAACAACAGCACCACCACCAACCATACTAGCAGTGCCTACTGCTATAGCTGCTGTGCCACCAGTGATTGTTTTTTGTAAATCCATTACCCTATTAGGTCTTTCAATGTATATAGACTAACAAGTTCTAAATTATGATCTTTCATAGTTTGTTCTGCACCACCACGATCAACAATGGTGATAACACGTTCAACAATATACCCCACTTCTCTCAGTTTTCTTACTGCTTTACAGGCAGATCCACCTGTAGTGATTACATCTTCGAGAACAGTAACCTTAGATCCTCTTGGTAACTCTGGTCCTTCTATCCATGCCTGAGTACCATGACCCTTTGGTTCTTTACGAACTATCAAAGCATCAAGATCAACTTCATCTACTGCTGACACTGTAACAACTCCACTGACTAGAGGATCAGCACCAAGAGTAAGACCTGCTACTGCTACAGAATCATCTTCAACTTCTTCAAGTAGTAAACAACTAGCATAAAATAACCCCTTACCACTAAGGGTAACTGGTTTACAGTTTACATAGTGCTCACTAGAATCTCCAGAAGAAAGAAGATACTCTCCTCTCTTGTAGGATTTCTCCTTGAGCATGGATAGTAGTTCTTCTTTCATCGGGTTTTCGGTTCTTCGTATTCGATTACAAGTTTTGTATAGTGTCTACCTGTGCTATCATAACAATCGTAAGAAGAGAACTCACCATCTGCTATCTCACCCATCAACTTCTTATCTAAACCTGCTAAGTCAATACAGTTAGTAACTGCCTGTTTAACTGACTCCAACCCATCAGGTTTGGGGTTGTCAAAACCTATGTGATCAGTGTTCTTAGCATTCTCTAATGCCTTATCTATATCAATACTAAATTCATCACTCATAATTCAATATAACATCAGTACATAACCAAGATGATGGTGCTTCAGGATGGAAACTAATACCACGCTGCAATAATTCACCACAATTTTTGAGACGAGCTATCTCATGATCCAAATATCTATTTGCATTAGTTTGCTTATCAAATTCTACGTGTGTTTTTTTACTACTAAAACCATTGTTGGGTCTTGATGGAGCAGTAAAAGCAGACAGTGCTATCAATGATAAACCTGCTAGTGTAACAACATTTACTGTTGTTTGATTTAAATACTTTTTCATAGTAATGTACCGTGTTGTCTACGAATCTCACGAAGTGCTTCAAGGTTCATGTCCTTGGTTCCACCATCGTAAGCGTGTGCATATCCCTCAGTAATCATCTGTTCGTTGAGCGAGACTGTACTATCCCCAATGTATAACCAGCCAAGAAGACGACCATATTTCCCCATACCGCCAACGAGTTCAGTACGAATAATGAGATCATCGTCCCCCAGAATAGCACCTTCCAGTTTTTCTTTAAGCCAGTTAGTAGCATCGATACCAAGTGCTTTTTCTTCGAGGTTTCTGGTTCTTTTTTCTGGTGTGTCAACACCTGCTATCCTCACACGTTCTTTCTTACTTAGGTCAAAGCCTAGATCTATTATAACATCAATCGTGTCACCGTCAAGAACTTTTGTTATCTCTGTCACTCGGAAGTTGTAGCAACTCTTCCGACTTGGTGGGGTCAACGCTCCCATCATTCATCTCCGCATAAGACATACGAAGTATATAGTATATGTACCATGATACTATTACTAGTAGTATAGTAACCATCCAAATAACGCCCCAAACTACCATTATGATACCTTAACCTTCCAAGGAGAATTAGGATCTATCTTCTGCATATAATTAAAACCACTGTTAGGTGGATAAACATACTGTCCATTGTCATCAAACATACCTGAAGTGTCTGCTATCCTTGACTCCTTTGATGGATACTTAGGATAAGGTCTTGTTCCTGCTCTCATCTCTTGTCCCTTTCTTCTTCTAATTTGATTACCAGTCTCAGGCATATTGGATTTGTCCAACCAAGCAGTGCCTAGCATCTCCTTGATCATCTCTTTGGTGTAACCATTAGGGTGCTTCTCGCTCATCTAATACCTCGTTGATAAGATCTTTTAGTTCTTGTCTCAATTTAGGTTCAATCAAAGGCAAGGGTGTTGGATTAAATGGTGGGTAAATTGGTTCACCATTTTCATCTCTAGGATATATGTTATCCTTACAACCTTCAGTTGCCTCACCACTCATTCCTTGTGTATTCATTATCCTCCTCCAAAATCATATTGGTTTTCACTTATAAAATCAAGGTAAGCATACCAATCGTGTTGGTCACACCCATTGTTTATAGCATCGTACATTATATCAACAGTATTATGATGAGGAAATATAGGATGCTTACAGGTGTATTCAGGTACAACAAACATTAATAATGATCCTCCAGTCCTTCCTGTGGTACGGGTTTCCAATCCTTACCATAGTATTTCTCTAAGATGTTATGATGTGGAGCACGGTCAAGTTGCTCTTGTGTAAACTGATGAGGTTTAGGTCGTGGACGTTCAAACATCTCCATCTGTATCTCAGGTATAGAAAAGGTGTCACCACCTTTTCGATGATGACACCAATAGAATGTGCCGTTTTCTTTCTTGTATAGATGGTCTGCTTCGTGTGGACTCATCAGCACCATCCTTACAATCTTATCACCCTTTTCAATCACGTTGTCTCCAATCATCAGATCGTTCTTGATGAAACCATTCTACCACATCATTTGGATCTCCGAAACCCCTACGATGTTGAGTTGGATCGGGGTCTCCAATATTCAACTCATTCAGAAAAGAATCATCAGGATTTGTTGCTATCCTTCGTGCAGTATTCATCATACCTCTAGCAGAGGTGTTTGCTTTTGCTAGTTTGTTTGCCCAGATCATATCTTGTAGACTAACTTCTACACCAGCAGCAATGTCTTTACATATAGCTGCTAACCTCAACCGATATTCTGTCGATAGCATGTTAGTATAATAGTTATACTATCTATACATACGCTTCAGCAGCAAACCTTACTGCGACTGCCAATGAGCATCCCATAAAGGTCAATCTACTCATCCACCACATGATTTCATGCTTATTGTTAGTTATATTACTCATCTTGATACCCCATAAAGGTAATCTAATGCTGTATTATTTGTGCAAAAGTCAACTGCACTAGGGTGTTCCTGTAACTCAGGCACATCCTCTTTTGCATGTGATATTGCTTCGTACGAGTCATGTGCATACTCGCAAATCTCATAGAGATTTTCCTGACTATCGTGATAGCCGACTGTATAGTGTTGGGGCATGATCTTTCAATCCCAGTATGTAAGTAATTATACTTTATACACGTTTCACTTTCAACACTATATGTGCTAACCAATACCTTTTCTATTTTGCAACGTCTCAGGTGTTCCCAATGTCTTATACTCCAACATTTCCTGTAGGAAATATATCTCCTCTTGCAATTTATTCTTTTCTCTTTGTAATGCTTTGATCTCCTCTGAATAGATTTGAATCATTCCCATTAGCAATCCTTGAATTCAGCAACTATATCACCTCCAATATTGGAGCCTTGATTACCACCAAACATTGTTACCCAACCAGCAGCAAGCCAACCAACGAAAGGAATACCAGTAAAGGCAGGAGCAACACTAGCACCAATGCTAGAACCGACAAGTCTACCTGACTGTTTTCCTCCTCCGATTGCCTCAATACATTCGACTGTTCTATTTGTAAGTCCTGGCGTTGCAACTGGGATAGCCGCTGGATCAATCCATGCTGACTTGGTAGAGACTGGTCCACCATGGTGTGCTGCACCGTCCATTGTGAACTCAATAGTTTCCCTGATAGTATTCCTACTAAGAAAGCCACCTTTATTGATGTCCCTCGTAGTTACCATAGTCTTAGGATCATTTGCTTTATATGATATCATGTAACCATCTTCAGTTACTTCAGCATCATATGAAGTATATTCAGAGACAGGTATATTTAAACTTGGTAGTTTAGATACTGACTTGTTAGTGGCAACAAGTCCTATCATACCAATGTGTCCGAGTCCTAAGGTAGTGCCTAGGGTAATAGCAAACCACTTGTTCATGATTACATCTTGTAAGTTTCAGATTTTTTAGGTGACTCAGCAATAATTTTGATTGGTGCTTGCTCAATCCTTATAGTTTGAACAGGTCCACCACCTCCACCATTACCGTTACCATTCATTTTCATAGTACCATCACCTTTTTTAGATGCAGTTTGAATCCCAAAACTCGCCAAAACCCCTGTAAAAACTGAAGCTATGAAAGTTGGATCAATTTTCTGTTGTGGTATACCTGGAATGGCAACATAATTTAAAGTTAATATTCCACCCGACCAGGCAAGAACAGTAATTCTCACAAAAGTTGAGATGATTGCTGCTTGTTCGTCGGCATCTGGTAGTATAGCATCCTTTATCTTACCAATTGGTCCTTTACTTTTAGATGCCTCTTTCTTTACTTCTTCTGTCATACTATACTAACATAGTTACACTATATAGCAAACTTTATAATGGAGAACTAGGAACAGGTAATCCCAAACTAGCTTGTCCTGTTCCTGCTGGTGGTGCGAGATCAGGAGTACCAATGGGAAGATCCCCACCAAAGGAACCACCTAAACCACCACCTATACTACCGAGTGCTTTCTCTGTAACACTTTCTATGATGGCATCTTTGTTAACGTAAACGTAAGCACCAGTGCCAACAACGGCAACAGATACAGCAGCAGACACAACA